CCGCCGGTGATGTTGAAGCTCGGGAACTTGAACCAGAGGTTGTGCCCGACATACGCCGGCGGCAGGGTTTGCGCATAGTACTGGCCCGAGCCGAGATAGAGGAACTGGGCACCGGCCCGCTGGTCGTAAATGGGCGTCCCGTATAACCCGCGATAGAGCCCGGAGAGGGTGTAGACGTTGCCGCCGACGAGGGTCGCGGTCGTGAAGCTCAGAAATTCGAGCTGGCCGCACGGGTAACGCAAGGCGCAGAGCGAGACCCCGTTCGCCGCGGCCAACGGTGAAACGCTCTGCAAGGCGCTGTTCGAGGCCGAGAGGTCGACGGTGAGGGTCGTGCCCGAGGGCGGTAGGTCGAGGGTCGAGACCCCCAAGGTCGAGCGGCCGATGAAATTCCCCTGCTGGGCGAAGCTCTGGTCGTCGAGCGAGACCCAGATCTGCGCGCCGCCCCAGACTGGCCCAGGTGCCGCGAGCCCGACGACGAGCTGCGGCTGTGCCAGGCCCTGCGCCGCCAACAATTGCGGCGTGGGTTCGAGGATGAACGGGGTCGAGATTGCGGGGGCGGCGTTCGCGTAGTTCGCCGAGGAGGTGCCGCCGCCCGATCCCTGCTTCGGGTAGAAGACCGCGGTGCCGGGGCTGCCGCCGCCGGCCGAGGCGCCGAAATAATCCTCGGCGGTGACGGCGAGGGTGCCCCCCTCGTCCTCGGCGATCGCGGTGATCCGCACGAGCTTGTTCGCGATCCCGAGGGCCGCATCCGAGATCGCGATGAGGTCCATCGGTTCGAGCAGGCAATATTTCCAGCCGAGGCTGAACTCGTAGGTATTGCGGTAGGCGACGAGCCGCTGGAGGATCAGTTGCGCGACTTGTGGCCCGACCATCGCCGGGTCGACGATCGCTCGCGCCTTGACGCTCGTGTCCTTCCTCACGCCGTAGAGGTCGACCGCGGCCTGGTCGAAGGTCTCGACGATCTGGGTGTTGTAGCTCGCCGCCCGGTCGAGCACTTCGAGCTGCACGTAGTTCATCGCGTCGGCCGGGCTCGACCGGGTGACCCGCACCGGGTCGTCCGTGAAGCCGCCGCTGACCGGCCCCGCCCCCTGGCGCAGGGCCGGGCTGCCCGGGCTCGGCACCTGACCCGCGCCGGCCGCCGAGGCCTCGGCGATGAAATCGTCGTCGTCGAGGCTGTACCAGGCCGTTGTCACCGGGGTCCAGGAGCGGGTGAACGGGCCCAGGACCGTGAAGCTCTCGGCCCCGGTTGCCGACGCGGTTACCGTCACGCTGCGGTCGGCGCCGGCCATGCGGATCACGGTCGCACCCTGGCCGACCCCGGCCGAGATGCCGTATTGCGTCAGCGCCAGGATGCTGTTGACCGCCTGCGCTAATCGGCCCATCGCCGAGGACGGGTTGGTCGTGTCGGTGTTGACGTTCGCCGGCTGCAACTGGTAGCTGGCGCTGACCGTGCCGAGGCCGGCCGAGTTGAAGGTCAGCGTGATCGTGTCGAGCCCGGCCGCACCGCCGCCGAGATAGACGATCCAATAGGTCGCGGCGAGCGGCGCGTCGCCGTACGGGATGACCTTCAACAGCCCGCCCGACCAGACGATGGCGCTGACCGAAAGGGCGGCGAGGTTGGCGAGTGCGGCCTGCGCCTCGGTCTGCTGGTCGAGCATCGGTGCCAAGAAGATCCCAGCCGCGTCGCAGTAATTGCCCCAGTCGGCGATGGTGCCGGCGGCGTCGAGGTTGGCCGCCGGAAAACCGCAGCCATAGCGCGAGTTGGTCAGGAAATCGACGGCGATCGCGGCCGGGTTGGCGTCGCGCTGGTTGACGCAGCCCAAGGGGTTCAGCACCTCGACCGTGAAGTTCGGCAGCGCCCCTGAAGCGCCGAGCTGGTAGTTGTCGGCGGTGAAATTGGCGGTACCGGAATAGCCGAGTGCGTTTGCGGGGTGGTTCGTCTGCCAGAAGGGGTCGGAAGCCTGGTCGTCGCCGCCCAATTGGATCGTCGAGATCCCCGGCAGGAAGGGCAGGTCGCTGATATTCTTGTCCCACCAGACGAGGCCAAAGCCGAGCGTGGCCGGCCCCTGGCAGATGCCGAGGATCAAGGAGGCGCTGTAGGTGTATTGCCCTTGCCCTTTGGCGTCGGCCGAGCCCTTGCCTTTGCCGTGGCCCTTGCCGGTGATCGGGGTCGCGGTGAAGTCTTGGTAGTCGAGGAGGTTGACCGCGACCCGGGTCGAGCCCCAGACGAGCGGGATCACGCCGCCGACTTGCGAGGTCTGGAATTGCAGCGAACCGAGGGCCGTCGCCTGCTTGGCGTTCGACCCGGCGCCGAGGATGCCGGTCACTCTATTTGCTCATCGACATTCGAGTCGGTGCACCCTCGAGTGCATGCGCGCCGTGCGAGGATCGGAAAGGATTAAAAAATCGGGTCGGCCGGCCAGCGAGCATGGGCTGCTCGGCGTCGACCGGGACCACGCCCATGCCGTTCCACGAGTGGATCAGAAGCGGCCAGGCTGTGACGATGCCGCCATGGGCGAAGCAGCGGCCAAAGCGGAACAGGACCGCATCGCCCGGCTGCGGCTCAGAAACCTCGCGGGCGTGTGCGGCGAGCCCGTCCAAGTAGAGCTCGGCGCCACGGTGCAGGTGCCAGTCCATCGGGTAGAACGGGATCTCGACTGGGCCGACGATCCCGGCCCGCTCGTAGACCTCGGCCAAGAGGGTAAGACAGTCGCAGCCGCCCGCCGGTCCCTTGACCCGCCCCATGTGGCGGTAGGGAGTGCCGATCCATTCTGCGGCCTCGGCGACGACCGCGGCGCGCGCCGTGCTAGGATCGGGCATGGACGAGCCCACTGCCGAGATGATCGAGGCCGGGATCGACGCGCTGATCGACGCCGAGGATCTGCGCTCGCCGTCCGGTCGCGAGCGCGTCGTCGCCCGGATCTGGCGCGCGATGGCGGAAGCGCGGCGTCGAGCCAATCACGTGCCGGGGCCGGCCGTCAGAGCGGCGCAGGATCGCATACTCCGCGATTACCACTCATCGGGGAGCGGTGAGCGTCCGGGCGAGTAATAGTCGGCGCCGATCATCTGGTATCGGCCGGTGCAACAGCCCTTGCAATCGCAATCGCTCGCCAAGAGGCCAATGAGCAAGGCGCAGGTATGCCTGGGCACGCCCACCGTCGTGATCCTGATGCCGTCGCCGTGCACGACCGGGGGCGACCCCTCGGGCTTCTCCGGCCCCCTCATCTCTTGTCCTTGCCGGTGCCGATCGGGATCGTCGTCATGATCAAGACGACGATCAGCGCAAAGACCAGTGCGACCAGCGCCACCGCGACGTGCGGGTCGAATGTGACCTGGATCAGGGCGGGGTCGGGCGCCACTCTTTTCTCCTCGTCGCCGGCCAAGGCCAAAAGCCCAGGCTAGATCGCGTTCTCGGGCGGCGGCACAAACGGGAAGCCGCCAAAGCGCTCGGCGTTGGCCGGGTTGTAGCCGCCGGCGGTGATCCGGCTGTTGCGGAAAACGTTGCCGCAAGTCGCCAAGGTGCGGTCGCAGCCGGGCAGGATCTCGAAGCTGTCGCCGGCGGCGACCGGCGACAGGAAGCCGAGGGTGATCGTGACGGCACCACCCGATTGAAAGCTCGCGATCGTGCGCGACTGGCCGGCGTTGGCGCCGGAGAGTGCCGTGATCGTGCCGAGGGTGTAGGGCCCGGTCGTCACCGGCGCGCCCAATATCGAGACATTGGTCGAGCCGGCGGCGGCGGCGAAGGTCAAGGCGCCGATCCCGGTCGCGGTACCCTCGGCGTTGGCGCCGTGCACCCGGTTGTAGCCGCACATCTGGTCACCGAAAGCGTGGTTGCAGCTTGGCTGCCACAGCCGCCGCGGCATTTGGATGTTGAGGAGTTCGAGGTGCGAGCGCACCCTGAGGCCGATTAGGGTGCGGCTCGCTTCGAGGTCAGAGACGCGGCCCGTAAACAGCACCACGGTCCCGGGCGAGGTGACGCCCCAGCACGGCATGAACGCGCGCTCCAAGGTCACGGTCGCGCCGTCGAATTGGCCCTGCCACACGGCCTCGGCCCATGGTGTCGTACCGAGGAGATCGCTCGGCGCCGGGTAGATCCGGATATCGAGCTCGTCCGATTCGATGCCGATCACGACCCGCGTCTTCGAGCGCTCGAAGCGGGGGCCGAGCGCGAAGAAGCGGCCGGTCGCCTGGTCGGTGACCGCGGTCGCCGCCGCGGAATAGTGGTAGGAGGGCGGCGGCGCCGGCGGCGGCAAGCCGAGGACGTTCGCAGCACCCTGGAGCGTGAACGTGTAGAGGTCGGCCATGATGAACCCGGTCGACGAGTTCAGCAGCGCAATCAGCGCCGGCGAGGCGGGCCGCACTCTTCTCTCTCCGCTAGGGCCGCACGCTGATGAAATCGAGCTTCTTCAGCGACCACAATTGATACATGAAGTTCTCGAAGGAATAGGCGTCGCTGATGAACCGACAGCGGAAGTAATAGCTGAAATCGGCGGTCACAGCGCGCCCGGCGGCGGGCGGTGCGGTGAACGTGACGAGCCCGGTCGCCGAGTCGACCGACCAGGAGCCGGCCTGCTGGACGACACCGTTCAGATAGACCGCGCTGACCGTCTCTGGCGCGGTCATCGGCTCCGCGAAGCCGGTACCCCCGGCCGGACCGAAAAAGCGTTGAAGCTGGAAGGTCGCCGTCGTCCCGTCGCCGGTTCCGAGCGCCGCGCCCGCCGCCGCGTCGTCGGTCGGATCGTCATAGAGGAACGTCGAAAAGGCGCCGCGGCAGGCCATCACAAAACCCATCAGCGTCCGCAGGTCCGCCTGTGGAGGTGCCCGGTCGCGCAGCACGTCGTAGGTGAGGCTGAACTGCCACAGCGGGAAGGGATAGTCGAGCGCGCGCAATTCGCGGCCCGAGACCGTGCGCTGAATGCGGGTCTGAAAGGTCGGCGTCTTCGCCACCGACCAGCCCTGGCCCACGAGCGCCGGTAATACTCCGATATCAGCCACTCTGTTCGCCCGTCGCTGGAAAGACCGTGCACCGGTCCGCGCGCAGGCGGGGAGCGCAGCCACCGCGCCGCTTCCGCCTGCGCTGGAGCAGCCGGCGGCGCGCCTCCTCCAGCGAGATGCAATTGCGCCCGGTCTCGGTGACCGTCATCTCCGACACCCGCGCGTCCTCCTCTTCGAGCCGCCGGTCGAGCGGCCCGGGCAGCGCTCCCTCGCGCATCAGGCTAAGTGCGCTGGTAGAGGGCCGAGCCGTGGCGCGTCGCCCGATTGAGGGCCGCGACCAGGGCCGAGCCGTGGTTCGAGAACAGCCGGGCGACGCCGCCCGCGTCGATCGCGCTGATGTTGATCGTGTGGCCGCCGCCCCCGCCGCCATTGGCGATCATCGCCTGAAGACCTTCGCTGATCGGCGCCGGCAGCACCATCTCGCGCCGGTGCAGGACGCTCAGAATGCCGCTGTCGCCGAAGTGCGGCACGACCCAGCCGCCGGCCGCCGACGGCACGATCCCACCCTTGGCGAAGCCCAGGAACCCAAAGAGGTTCGAAAACATCGAGCCGATTGCCGAGAAGAGGCTGCCCGACCCGGCAGCGGCGTCGCCCATCCCGGCCAGCACCTCGGCCTCGCCGCCGCCGCCCCACAGCGCCGCCACGTCGGCCGCCTGATGTGCGGCGCCACCGAGACCGAGTGCCGAGCCGAGGAGGCCGAACAGGCCGCCCGAGCCGAGGCCGAGCGCCCCCGAAAGGCCCTGCGACCCGAACAGCAGGTTTGCCAGCCCGCCGCCGGCGCCGCCCGAGCCCCCCAGCAGCGATGAGAACAGCGACTTGGTAAAATCCTTCAAAAGGCTGTCGACGAGATCGCGCAACGCCGCCACGATGGACTTGGTCCGGTCGAGCACATCGGCGACGAGGCTACCAAGCTGATCGGAGATCTGTCGGGTCGCATCGCGCCACGACTTGGCGGATTCTTCGGCCGCCTTCTTGTAGGCCGCCTCCTCCTTGCGCTGCTCTTCCACGATGACGCGCTGGCGTGCGGCGGACGCCTGCTGCGCGGCCGCCAGCTTCTCGCGTTCCAGGTTGAGATATTGTTTCGAGTCCTTGCCGTAGACCGCCGCCGTCTCGGCCAGCCACTCGTCGTACATACGGACGATTTGGTCGGCGTTGCCCTTGGCCGCTTGCAGCTTGAGCCGCTCGCCAGCCGAGAACAGCTCATAGGCCTCCCGGATCCGCCTTTCTGGGTCGTCCTTGATGCTGCCGGCGCGCTCCCTTCCCCTGTCGAACGGCGGCACCTCTATTTTCGGCTGTTCTGCTGTGGCGCCGGCCTGGGAACGCACGAATTCGCGCGCGTCCTCTTCGGCTTGTGCGATTTGCGCGCGCAGCTCCGCGGCGCGCTCCCGTAGTGCGTCGAGCTGCGGCAACGCAAGCGGCCCCGCGGCCTTGCCGATTGCCGCGAACGGGCCCTGCGTGGCGTAACCGCCGCGCGCCGCCGCAGCTTGTCCGCGCTCGATGGCCGCGATCTGTCGCTCGACCTCGTCGAGTTGAGATCGGGCCGCAGACGCCCGATCGCTCGCGATCTCGGCCGCGCCCTTGAGGCGTAGCGCTTGGCTGAACTTGCCGATCAGGCCGGTGAGTGCGATCGTCAGGGCGTTGACGACCGGAGACAGCTGAGCGGCGAGGTTGGCGCCCAACCCCTTCGCGGCGACGCCGAGCAGGTTCATTTTCTCCTTGGTCTCCGCCAGCGCCCCGATGGTTCGATCGCTGAGCACGCCGCCGACCTCTCGGGCCGCGCGCTGAAACTCCTCGATCCCTTCGCGCCCTTTGCGCAGGAACGGCGCGAGCGTATCGAAGCCGCGCCCGAGGATCGCGACATAGGCCGCCGTCTTGGTCGGGCTGTCACCGAACTCGGTGAATTTCTCGGCCAATATGGCCAAGATGCCGGTCAGGTCGTTAGCGTGCTTTTTCAGATCGTCGGTCGAGATCCCGACCGCGCGAAAGCCCGCCGCGGCCTGACTCGTCGGCTGGTTCAGCGCCTCGGAGACGTTCCGCCCGAGGCGCTCCAGTGTCCGCTGCGCCGTTTCCGCATCGCCGCCGGCGGCTTGCAGCGCCGCGGAGAGGTCGGCGAACCCGACGGCGGCGGTACCGACCGCGGCGGCGGCGTTCCGCATTCGCTCGCCAAGCTCGGCGTTATGGGTGATGAACTCCTTGATCGTGTCGACCGCAAAAGCGGCACCGGCCACTTCCGCCGTCTCGCGCAGCGAGGACTTGAACATCGCCAGCGAATCGAGCGGCGGCCGGATGGCCTCGCTGAGCTGCTGGAAGGCTTCGTTAAGCACCGAGGCGAAGCTTTTGCTCGGCTCGTTGAGGTCGCCGAGGCCTGCCCTCACCCGCTCGACGCCGCGATTAAACTCGGAGGTTTCGGCGCCGAACTTTACGTCGACAGTAGTTTCGGCCATGATTCTGCCGCGAAGTTGTCAAGAAAAGACGCGGCCCCGTGGCCGCGCTACGAGCCCCGCAAATCGGCATCGGCGCCGTCGACGCCGGTTGTTGTGCCCCCTCGGCGCCGAAGGCACCACGGATGGTTTCTGGCGCTGATCGTGGTCGGGCGCGCGCTCTCGGCCATCGCCGGCACGGTGCCGGTGATCATCGTTGCTCTGGGGATTGTCGGCTGGATCATTGCATCTTCGATCCCCGACCAATCTTCGATGCCGTCGTACCAAAGGCGCTTCCGAAACAGGAGCCAAAGCGCGAGCCCTGCCCGCACTGCGCCGAGGCGATCCTGCCGTCGGCGAAGATCTGCCGCCTTTGCGGCTCGACCTTGCGGTCCGGCTGGGCGGCAGCTGCCGAGATCGCCGGCCTCGACCGGCGCGCGCATTCGCGGCCCGATGTCCCGCAACTAGCCGAGGGTCAACGTCGGCACGACCGCCGGTCTCGATGGCGACGGCGCGGAGCTCCGGGGGTCCGGTGACCGCTCATCTTTCGAGCGCCTCCTCCATAGCGATGCGTGACTCCTCCTCGATCCGCTGTGCCAAATCGGCGAGGGCCGAGCGCGGGAACGAGCGCTCGGGTAGGTTCATACGCCTCTCGTGGGCGCGCATTGTGACGTTGGTTGGCCGGATCGAGCACCCAAAGGCCTGCGTGACCCGGCCCAGGTGCTCGTCCAAAGAGACCGCCCCCTGGAAGCCGTATTCGTGCGCGGCGGCATAGCGGATGTTGGTTCGTACGGTCGCGGTGACCGAGGTCGGGGTGTTCTGGGTCCGGGTGTTGATCGAACTGCGGAGACCTCCGGTCCGACCCCGCAGGACCTCGCCCGAGAGCTTCTCCTCGACCCGGCGCTGGAGCTCGAGGCCGAGCCTGGCGACGATGCGAGCGAGGCCCGCGCGCACGTGGCCCGGCATCGCATCGAAGCGGGCGGCGAGCTCTCGGTCGCCGGTGAGTTCGACGGTGATCACGCCCGGGGCGCCGCTCGGAAAGCTTCAAACGCGGGCAGAAGCGGGCACCGGCAGTTCGGGTGCGGCGGCACGACGCGGAAAGAGCTGACGGCGGCTTTGCCGATCTCCGCGGCGGCGCGCAGCACGACCGGCCCCTGACGGGCGTCGGTCGGGCGAAAGCCGCGGGCAGCGGCGAGATCCGCCGCAGGGCGAGGCGTCATTGGACGGTGGATGGAACCAGCAGGGCGCAGCAGATATGGTAGCGCGCTGGGTCGACCTGGTCCGGCACGGCCGGCAGTCTATTCTGCGGTAGAGAAGTAGCCGATCGTGCCGCTGGCGTCGGCAAAGGCTATGAAGTCGAGCTCCTCGATCGTCCAGTCGTCGAGCCTGGTCGGCAAGGACAGCTTCGAGGCGGCGCAGGCGTTGAGCCGGAGTGCCGTGCCTTTGCCCTGGTAGGTCGTATAGAAGGTCGCCCTGAACGTTGGCAGGATGCCCATCAGCTGGTTGCTGATGGTGAGCTTCTCGCCCGAGGCGGTGATGTTGTAGGTGTAGCTGATTAGCACTGCTTGGCCCTCATCGGCCGAGCTGAAGGTATAGACCCCGGTCGCGAAGTTGACCGAGTACTGCCCGGCGGCTGAGGGCGTCGTCACCCGGTTGAAGCGGATGCCGGTCGCAGCATAGGTAACGCCGAGATCGTCGTTGTAGTTGGCGGCATTGGCGACGGTGACCGAGAACGGCGAGGAGGTCGGTATCGAGTCGGCCTCGTATTCGGCGACGCCGAACTGGCCGGTCGCCGCCGCCTGCCCGAAGAAGATGTCGGCGAAGATGAGGCCGAGGATCTGAGCGTATTTGGCCTTGCCGGTGATCTTGCCCTGGCCCCGGCCGATCGCCACCGGGAACTGGTACTGGCCATAGAGTTCCTTCGCGGTCCAGTCGAAATCGATCTGAATGTCCTGGAGGACGCCGAACTGGCGCGGGCCGATGCCCGAGCCGGTCTGATCGGAGCGCTCGCCCCAGAGCGCGCCGGCGCCGAAAGCCAATTGCATGGGTCAGCTCCTGTTTGCTGTGGCCGCCTTGAGGCGGCCGAAATCGAGGATCGCCGGCTCCCTGATGCCGGCGTGGACATCGCCCTCGCCGAGCTGCTGGCGGAGCTCCGCCAGGCTTGCCCGGTGCTGTGACACGGTGGCCTCGGTCTCCGCCTGCGCGGGGCTCGTCCCGCGCTGCCGCTCGGTGCCTGCCCCGTACTGCGACGCGCGGTCGCCCGCAAGCGGGCGCTTAAACCCGACGAACCCGGCGACGAGGAGGTGTGACGGGGGGTGGTCAGCGAGATACGGCAGCAGCAACTCGTCGAGATCGACGAGGGTCAATTCGTCGATGTCTTTCGGCCGCCAGCCGAAGGCGGCGGCGAGGAGGCCGTAGATCTCGTGCCATCGCCCGCCGCCGCCGCCGCTTCCCCCGGCCCGGCACCCCGCCTGAGCCCGGAGCCGGCCAGCACCGCCGAGAGCACCTCGCCGGCATTGCCCAGGTCCAGCATCTCCTCGACCGCCCGCTCGTCGAGCTCGGGGTAATTACGCTGGAGCGCGGCGGTGACGATCCGCACGACGGCGCCGATGGCCTCGCTGTCAAGGAGGCCGCCGTGCTCGCCAATGCAGCCGATATCGGCCGCTAGCCGCCGTAACTGACCGAGGGTCAAGGGCGGAACCACGTAGTCGCGGCCGGCGAGCGCGATAGTCGCGCCAAGCAACATCGCTTATTTTCCTTTCACACGCAGAGGATCTCAACCGGGACGATCGCGGTCGCCTGGTCGCCCAGCACGCCCTCGTCGGTCTCGATCTTGCCGCTGATGTATGCGTGATGCACCATTGCTGGCAGGCCGAGATCCTGGATTCCGGTCGCTAGCGACGGTGCCAACGCGGTCTCGATCGCGTCCACGAGCGGGTTCAGGACCGAAGCCGGCGCGCGGTGCGGGTCGCTCGAATGAGCGTATACGTAAAAGTCGGCGTGCAGCGTCCACACGACCGGCGCGCCCAACGCCTTCACCCTGGCCTCGCTGCCCTTCTCGCACATGAAGAGCGCCGGCTGCTCGGCCGGCGACACGTCCGCCCAATGCCGCAACCGCCGTTCCGCGGTCGCGAAGTCGCCGACCTGCGCGACGAGCGCCCACAGCGCCGCGTAGACCGGCTCGCGCGCGATCACGCCTGCCCCGCGGGCGGCCCGAGCGGTCCGTAGCGCTCGGCCCAGCTGGCGGCGATCGCCGGCGCCTGCTCAGCAATGCCGCGCAGCGCAAATTGTGCCTCCTCGATGGTTCCAACCGTGCAGAGCAGCGGCACCAGGATCGTCGGCAGCGCCGAGAACACCGCCAACCAGCCATAGCGATCGGCGGCCGGCCCGACTGCGGCCATGATCATGCGCACGGCGCCGCGCACCGCCTCGGCATCGTCCTCGCTCGCGGGCCACCGGCGCTCGCTCATGCCGCCCCCACCAATGTCGCCGGGTCGGTTGCGGTCGGCGCGGGCACCGGTGCGGTGCCGAAGACCGGCGCCACCTGCCGGTACTGCTGAAGCAGCACCTGGATGTCCGAGGCCATGTCGCGCAGCGAGAAGCTCGTCGTCTCGTAAGCCGTGGTCTCGCCGCCGCCCAATGATTTCGAGCGCTCGCCGATCCGAGTGCGCTCGCGGTATTTGCGGCAGACGAGTTCGATCGTCGCCTGGGCGATGTCTAACGGCACCTGCAAAAACCCCGCGGTATAGGTGAGAGAGACGCACGCCTTTTTGCGCGGCACGCAATAGCCGCGGATGGTCAGAGCCGTGGGGGTGAACACATACCCGGCCGGGCCATAGGCCGGACCGGGGATGACTGCGACCTGGCCCGCCGGCGCCGGGGCGAAGACCCGCACCGGCGAGATCGTCACTTGGTCGACGACGACCTGGACGACCACCGTCACCGGCTGCACGGCAAAGACGAATGTCGCGTCGTCGTCCCAGCAGCCGAGCCCGTCGCGGGTCTCCTGCCAATCGGCCGAGACGATTGGCCGGTTGAGCCAGGACGTGACGAACCGGCTCGCTGCAGTGACGAGCCGCGAGAGCAGCGCGTCGTCGGTTGATGGGTAAGGCTGCGGCCCGGTCTGGAGCCAGGCGCGCACATCGGCCAATGTCGCGAGATCACCGCAGCAGGCCATCGCCTTTTGGCCGCTCAGCCGTTGCCGATGTTGGTGATGACGCCCATCGCGAACGGGGCGTAGACCGCGAGCACGCTCTCGGCATAGACCCCGACTTGGCGCTGGCGGGTCACGATCGGCCAGTCGATCTGGTAGTAGTCCTGCCGGGTCTTGACCTCGGCGACGTTCGGCACGTCGTTCGACTGGTACTGGATCGGCAGGTTCTCGGCCCAGCCGATGATCGTCCCGGGCGGCACCCGCGGGTGGATCCTGACCGGGATCCTGAGGCCCCCGTTCATCGCGAACGGGTTGTAATACCAGGCGACGACCCCCGAGGCGGTGAGCTGGTATTCGCCGGCGCCCTCGCCGTCGGCCGGCCGGTCGTAGCGCAGCAAGGGGCCGGAGCTGTTCGACAGGACCTTGGTCGTGATGTTCTTCAGCTCCTGGGCGTTGACGTAGAGGACGGTCGGCGACAACTCAAAATTGTTCCACATCGTCTGGAACATCGTGTCGATCTCGACGACCGAGCCGCGCCCCGATGCGGTCAAGGGCGTGCCGATGCCGGCGGTGCCGGTCGCCGAGGTGCTGACATAGGCGTTCGAGCCCGCGGCCAACGCCGTCGTCAGGAGCCCGTTATAGGCGTAACTCGCATTGAAGCTGTTGTCGGCCGTGATCTGGCTCGCCGATTGGGTGCCGCCGACGAGCGCGGCCGAGATTGCGACCGAGTTGATCGTCGTGATCGCCTGCAAGGTGCCGGAGCCGGCGGAATTGGTGGTGCCGACAAACCAGGCATAGGCGACCGCCCCGGCGACCGCGGTCACACTCGCGGCGAGCATGTTGGTGCCGCTCGTGACCGCCTGGCCCGAGGACAGCGCGCTGATGTTCGAGCTGCCGCCCGAGAGGGTGTAGGTCTTGCCGTCGGCGCCGGTGACGCTCTTCGCGGTCGCAACGAGGCTCGCCGCGGTCACCGCCGAGTTGGCGCTGCCGGCGACGGTGTTGAGTGGTGTCCCGCCCGAGTTCTGGAAGCCTTCGAGGGTCAGCGCCACGCATTGCACGTAATAGGTGGCGGTGCCGAGGGTCGAGGTGGTGTTGGCGATCGCCGAGACCGAGGGCGTGCCGGGCGTGCCGAGGCTGACGCCGCCGGCCGAAGCCCCGGCGTTGCCGGCGAGGATCGCCATCTCCTCCTTCAGCATCATCTTCTGCAGGAGGCGAAAGGTCATCCGCGCCTGGATGTCCTCGAAATGGACGCCGGCCGCGATCGCCTCGTAGGTCGCCGCGTCCTCCTCGCCGATCGTCACGTAGGAGGCCGATTTGTTCGAGGTCGAGTAGCTCATCTGCCCCGAGCGCTGACCTTCCGGGACCCAGCCCATCGCGTCGAAGCCAGAGCCGACAATGGCGTTGACCTGGCGCCAGTTGGTCGCGGTGCCGGTGCCGCCGCCGACGCGCGGGATCACGTTTCTGAGCGGCGTGATGACCGGGTAGAGGTTCTTCGCCGGCGCCTGCAAATCGTAGGCGATGAGGCCGGTGCCGGTCGAGATCGCCTTGGCGATCTCGTCACTGGGCTTGGCGAGGGCCGCCTTGTAGAGGGCGAGCGTCTCTTGGGTGATGCCGTTCACGTGCGATTACTCCTCGATGGTGGCGCCACGGGGTGGTGTGCGGCGTGGGACGCGGGGAGCCTCCTCGCCGCCTCGATCCGGCTCCCGCGGCGTCGCCGGGGCCGGCACAAAGCCTGCCTTTTTGATGAGCCAATAGGCCGCCTCGCGCGGCACCCGGATGCGGCCGTCATTGCCGACACGGTAGCGCACCATGCCGTGGTTCGCCTCGTCGCAGCCGCCGGGCGCGATCAACTCGATCAGCTTCCCGGCCTCCGCCAGGGCAGGCTGTTCAGCCATTGCCGGTCTCCGCCGTGCCGCGGACGCCGATGCGGTAGGGCTTCATGCGCGCCGCCTTGATCAAGAGCAGCGCCTGCTCGTCCGGGCTCATCTTAGCGATCCGCGCCATCAGCTCGTCGTCGCCGGGCTCGCCGGCGGCGGCACCGTCCCGGCCCTTCTCGACCCGGGCGAGGCCGGCCGCGGAGCGGGTCAAGGGCGGCAGCGGCGTGTTCTTGATCTGCTCTACGGTCGCCGCGATCGCGTCGAGCCGCGGCGCCAATTCGGCGACGGCCTTGGCGAGCGCGCCGTAGCGCTTTTGGAGACCCGTCCCGCGGCTCGCCTTGTTGTGCTCGAATTCGGTGCCCTGGTCCTCTTCCTCGGCCTCATCCCGGCCTTCGCCGGGACCGACCGTGTCCTGGCCGTGGTCGCTCTCGCCTGCTGCCTCGCACTTGGCGCCGGCGGCAACGAGGTGGTCATGCGCCTGATTGAGGTGCCCCATCATCTCCTTGCCGCGCCGGGCCCCGGCCTTCTCCACGGCGCAGGTCTTGCCGTCGGTCATCTTGCCGAGGCAATCGTGGGCGACGCACATCAGCGCCTTGTGGGCGCCGCTGCGCTTGTCGAGGCTTTGCGCGATCAACTCGAGGACTGCCCCCGGATCAAGTCCGGGGCGGGCTTTCACGTGCTCGGCGGTGTTGACCGTCGTGTATTCGCCGGGCCGGTATTCCTGGGCCGGCGGTGTCGCCTGCGGCGCCTTGTGCTCGGGGTTGTCCGCGGTGTCCTGTGTGGCGTGCGTCCCCGCGGAGGCCAGGGCGGCGCCGGCCGCCTTCATGCAGGCGCACGCCTTCTCGACATGCTCCTTGTCGGCGGCGCCGATGCCGTCGATCGCCATGGCCTTCATCGCCGCAGCGTAGGCCACATCCAAGAGCGCCTGGTCGTGCGCTGGGTGCCTCGCCTTGGCGAGATCGGCGAAGGCCTGGGCGCGGCCGGCGAGGCCGGACTTCGCGAGGGAGGACGCGATCGCGGCCATCGCCACCGGCATCTCGCCGGCGTCGGACATATCCTCGCGGTCGCTGATGATCTCGGCCGTCTCCTCGGCGACGAGCGCGTTCAAAAAGCCGCACAACTCGTCTACGATTGCTTCGAGCCGCTTCGCCTGCTCGTCGTCATCGCCCTCGACGATCGCCTCGGTGGCGAGGCAGTCCTTGAGCCAATCGAGCCGCAGGATGATCTCGGCAACGCCGCCGACATCCCAGAGATGCTTCTTCAATTCGACCCGCGCCGCCTTCTCGCCATCCTCGGCCTCGGGCGGCCCGTCGGGATCGATCTTGTCCTTCCAGGCGGCGACGATCTTCGCCTTGATCCGCTTCACCTCGTCGGCCGAGTACTTGCCGGCGTTCTTGGGCTTGTGGATGTAGTTCCAGGCGGCGCGGATGTGCTTCTCGCTGTCGATGGGGTAACGCTTCTTCTTGTCCGCCTGGTAGCCGGAATCGGCGTATTCGACCTCGCCATAAGGCTTGTCACGATCGCCGTCCCCGGCCTTCGCGAGCGCTTCGAGCCGCGCGATCGCCGCCTTCAGCGCGGCCAGCGGGTCTGGGTCGCCGCCTGCGCGGGGACGGTCGCCCGCCGACGCGGTCGACCGCTTCCAGCAGTCGAACACCGCCTCGGGGTTGGCCGGCCGGTCGACGAGGCTGATCTCGTCGAGCCGCAGCTTCGAGATCGTCTTCGGGTCGCCGGCCTCGCGTTCGAGCACCTTGCCGCCGATCGAGAAGCCGGAATAGACGCCCTCGACGACCTTCTCCCAAGCCCGGTCGTCGACGACCTTGGCGCCGAGATAGAGGCCCTTGTCGTCGATCTCGGCGTTCTTCGCCTTGCCGACCGCCGAGAGTTGGTGCATCTCGCGGATGTTGCCAAAGCGCATGTAGTCGCCGAGCGCCCCTTCCAGCGCTTCGCGCTTGACGACCTCGCCCTGGTCGTCGCGCGCCTCGGTACTGGCGTAGCCCCAGACCATGCGCGCCGCCGCATCGACCTTGGCGATCGGCAGGTAGATTTTCATGCTTGTCTCCAAATCAGGTGCCGCCGCAGAGCAAGAGCCAGAATCTGAGCCGCGGGTAGGTCATTTGGTCGAAGCGCTCGACCGCATCGACAAAGCGGGCGAGCGGCATCTTCCCGGCGCCGTAGGCGCGGCAGGCGGCGAACAGCGCGTGCGCGCGGGGCCCGCCGGAAGCGGCTCCGGCCGGGATCGCGGCGGCGCCGAGAACGAAAGCGGCGGCCAGAGCCGCCGCCGAGACGAGCCTCGATCCCCGCCTCCGGTTACTGCCCGAGGCGGCCATAGACATAGATGTCGGCGGTGGCGGCCGCCCCCTGGGCGGTGGTCAGCGACAGGATCGGCGGCGTCGAGGCCGGCAGCACGACATTGCCGCCGGCGGGGGTCGCGGCGATCGTCTGCCCGGTCAGCCCGGTCGCGGTGCAGCCGGTGAACGCCTGGGTCGCGCCGGAGCCGGCGAGCGTGGTGCCGCCCTTCGAGGCCGCACTGTAGAACGAGCCCGCCGCCGTGGTCAGCGAAACGCTGCAATTGCGCACGACGACCGCGGTCGGGGTGTAGGACTGGTTCGCCGCGATCAGCATCGGGATCGACTGATCCGCGGTCGAGTTCATGTTGGCGCCGACGAGGCGCCCGATCAGCGTCTCGCCGCCGACGCCGACGACGATGCAACCGAAATTGTCGAGCGCATCGATGTCGTTGCTGGCCACGCCGGTGACGATCCCGGCGCGGTCGGCGGTATAGGTCGCGCCAGACGGGTAGGGTGTCGAGATGACCTGCCAGGGCGCGCACTGCATCGTCGCGGCATGGGCGGTGCCGCAGGCGGTGATGGCAGCGAAGAGCGCCGCCAGGGCGAAAAATCGGATCTTCATGCGAGGACTCCCGTGGTCGAAAAGGCGGCGAAGGCCGGCAGCAGATCGGTAACGTTCTGCTGGCCGAGGGTGATGATGTTGCCGCCGACGACGAGCCGGATCGTCTTGGTGCCGGCGGCGCCGGCTTCGACGACGAGGTGGTTGTTCGCCGTATCGGCGACGTGATAGCGGATCACGGCGTCGGAGGTTTTGGCCGCCGCCATCTCACGGCCCTTTCTGTTCTGGGACCAGCACCGCGGCGAGGCCGGCGATGGCGACCGCGACATTGACGACAGCGCCGAGTTCGGCCGCACTCAGGTGCAGCCCGACGGCGGCAAGCAATGCGCCGAGCCCGGCATAGGTCGACGGCTCTCTAAGCCGCGCCAATAGGTAGGCGAGGAATGCGTTGTTCATCATCCGTTGCTCCAGGTGAAACGGGTCAATGCGTCGAGGGCGGCGGCGAGGACCGCCAGATCGGCGTCGTCGGCGCCGTCCTCCTCGCCGAGGCCGAGAAGCCGCCACAATTGGCGGCCGCCGGGGCTCGCAAGCCCGCCGGCGGCGGTGATCGGCGCCATACCCTGAGCCGCGCCTCGGCCACGCCGGAGCCCGACGCCGGAGGGTCGTGCCGCTGGCCGAGCCGCAAGCCGGGGCGGCCGGGATCGGCGGCGCGCAGCGCATCGAGCCGGGCCCGCCGGAACTAGCTAGCGGCGGAATTCTTCGCCCGCGGCGTGCATCTCGGGGCTGATGCGGCCCCGCCTGACTAATGCCTCGAGGAGGCCGACCGCGCGCCATGGACGGCGGATGCCGCCATATCGTCGGCGATCCGGCCGAGCCGCTCGACGCCGCCACGCTGCTGCCGAAACCGCGATGGCGCGAAATCGAAATGCCGCGCGGCGGGCGCCCCGCCTCGACCCCACGCCCGTGCTACTTTCGCGCTAAGTGCTTCACCAAATGCTATTGTAACGCGAAGCCGCGTCAACCGCCGGTCCACCAGGAAGCAAGTTCGTCCAATGTTCCGGCGAAGCGCGAGCGATCGACCGGGCCTTTGACCCCGGCGGCGGTGTCGGCGTCGCTGTATTGCCACAATGTCCACGCCGCCCAGCCCGCCGGCGGCACCGGGTTCTCTCCGTATTCGGGCAGCCACAACGGGCAGCGCCCGAGGATGCGGTTCGGCAGCCCGGCGCCGGTCCCTGACGGTCCCCAGCGGCCGACATAGACCAAGGGCGCGCGGCCGGTGCGGATCTGCACCCGGGCCGCGATCTCGGCCCCGATCTCCGGCGTCGCACTCGCGCCCGGCAGCGCGTTCGCCTCGATGTCGAGCGCCAATACGGGCACTGCGCTGGCGACGCGGAGGAAATGCCCGGCCTGGATCGCCGGCTTCGAGCCGTCGCAAAAATGATAGGCGCCGACCAGGAGCCCGGCCGCACTTGCATCGCGCACGCGGCCGACAAAGGCCGGATCGACCCAGCTCATCCCTTGCGTCGCCTTGAGGATCACGGCGGCGACGCCGCCGGCCTTTACCGCGGCGAAATCCACCTCGGCCTGCCAGTGCGAGAGGTCGATGACCGCCTCGATCATTCGTCGTCCTCGACCAGGGCCAATTCGTCCTCGGCCGCAGCCAATGCCTTGCGCAACCGCCTCAGCTCGGTCTCGGCGTCGACGACGGCGTTGGCAAATACCCGGACGCGTTCGGCCAATTGTTCGCGCCGAGTCATATCTCGTCCGTATATGCGGGCTTGTCGCCGATGCTGTACCGCACCCGGTCGAGCCACCACTTCGGGTGATCTTCGAGCCAGACCGAGGCGAGCTGCTGCCCGCGCGCGGCGCACCAGGCCAGACCCGCGGCCGGCGGCTCGTCGGGCACAACGGTGCGGCATTGCGAGGCCGCCAAACCCCAGCAGAAGACGAGGGTCAAAAAGACCGGCATCAGAGGTGCAGCACCCGCAACAACACGGGCGCGACGACGGCGCCGCACGGGCCGGCGGCCGCGGCCTCGGCGAGTCGCTTCCGTTCGGCGAGGACGGCGATCCCGTCATCCGCCGGGTTGGGAGTCGGCGCCGCAGCGGCGCCGAGTGCTGCCCAGCAGCCGGCGCCGACCGGATCGCCGCGGCCCGCGAGGGCGGCCGCGTTGGCGAGGTCGCCGGCCGTGAATTGCCGCAGCTCGGCGCAGCCGCAGAGCGAAGCGGCGAGCAAGAGTGGCGCCATTCTCGGCCTCATGGCCGCTCCTTCCCGATGATCGCGATACCGCCGGCGCCGAGCGACCAGTCGCGGGCGCCGCCGTCGGCTTCCCGCATCGTCGCGATCCCGGCGTCAGCATCGGCGCAGAGGATCTCCCCCGGCAGCTCCTCGTGGGTGTCGAGGCGCACGATGCGCCAGCGGGCGCGCTCGGCCGCCGGCTGGTCCGGCGCCAGGCGGCGCGGCAGCAGCGTGCTCAATGCCCGGCCCAGTGCGAGACGAGCCAGCCGGTGAGGCCGCTGACCGCGGCGCTGACGCCACCGGCCCACAAGGCCAGCCGGCCGCCCTCGCCGTGCCGGCGCGCCGCCGCCGCACCCTGGGCGTGGGCCTGGCGCGCCTCGATCTCGACGAGGCGCTCCTTGACCTCGGAGAGAGCGGCGCGGTCTTCCTGGCGATGCTCGGCGAGTGCGGTGCGCAACTCCGAGACGATGCCGAAGGTCTCGCCAAGGTCGCCTTTGATCTCCAACAGCAGTCGCTGTTCTTCACGCATCGGCCGCCTCACTCCGTTGTCGTTGCTTCGCGGTCAGAGCCTGGCGCTGCAATAGACGACGCCCGAGCCGCCGCCGCCTTGCAGCATGTGGAAGTTGCCGGCGGTGTCGCTGGTGATCGCGGTCGTGAGCGTCGCCCTGTTCTGGGTGTTGGTCCCGCCCGTCGGCGAGACCCAGGTCGTCGCCGTGCCGGCGATACTCTCCTTGAAGGTGCCGGTCATGATCGAGCAGGCGCCGGGTGCCGCGCGCATCGTCGTCGGCAGTGCCAGCGCGCAGGTTTGCGCCGAGGCGCTAGTCGCCTGGCAGACACCGACATCGACATTGGCCGCAGGCTCGGCGAGCCGCGAGGCATAGCGCTGCACCTGCGCGATCTCGACCGCCTGGGTCGGACGCGCAAACGGGTTGTTGATCGAGGATTGCTCGAGCTGCACCCCGGTCACGTCGAAGGTGGCGCCGGTGGTCTTAGTCAGCTGGGTCAGCGCCGACGAGCCGTAATCTTCGGCCCCGGCCCAGGCGCCGACGGTCCCGGCGATCGGCACAAAGCTCGATCCGGGCAACCCGGAGATCGCGGCGGTGGCGACGGTCGCGGTCTGGAAATTGGCGCCGGCTTCGAGCGCGAAGACGACGCGCAGACCCTCGGCCGCACCCGAAGTCACCCAGGTGCCGCCCGTATCTCCAGGCGGACACACGCTGTAGATCTGCCAGGTGTTCGGGGTCGCGTTCTCGACAAAGATGAATGGGTAGGAGCGGGTGCGGGCGGCATTCTGGATGGCACCTCCGACGACCGCGTTCGACACGCTCGCCTCGCTGTAAAAGGCGAAGCAGAGTGGCTGCGCGCCGGAGGTGCCGAGCCCGTAATTGGTGATGTTCGCGGCCTCGACCGGCTGATAAACGAGGAAATAATCGGCGGCGTTCACCGTCGCCGAGCCGGTGCCGACCGTGGCTCGCAGAAAATCGGCAAAGCCGGGTGGCGGGCTCGACGCGGATTGCTGCACGCTGAGGCTCGTCGCCGCCGCGGACTCGGCCGCATTCCAGCCGTCCAAAGTTTTGACCGGCGCGCCGATGCCGGCGTTGATCGGGTACGAGGTGCCGGCCGCCGCGAGCTGTTGGTCGAACTCCATCGACGAATTGATCAGCGGGTTCGGCACCGGCGAGGGTGCGAGCTGCACCCCGTTGACGTAGAGCGATTGGGCGTTAACGCATCCCTGACCGCAGCTTCCGGTCGCCGGCCAGCCGACGGTGAGGCCTCCGCCGAGCCACAGATCGCCGACGCCGTCGAGATCGAAGATCCGGGTCTCGCCGCCAAAGCCGTTCGTGCCTTGCGTCGTCGCGGTCGATGCGCCGTAGACCGATTTGTGGAACGCCTTGCTGTAGCCGCCCGGCAGCCAGTTCCAGAACTTGTCGATCAAGGCGCGCGGGTGCGGGTTGTAGGCGTAGGCGCCGATCTCGGGGGCGGCGCCGAGCGGCGACGGGTTGCCGTCGAAATCGAAGCTGGGCGCATTGGTCGCGGTGCCGGCGGCTATGTCCGGCGACGCGGGCCCCAGGTGATAGTCGCTGTTGGCGCCGTCGTTGGCGGCGTAGTTGATGAAGTTCGGATCGGTCGCAACGTCGCCGGTGTGGCTGCTGCCGTTGCCGGAGTTCAGCGACCACGCGCCGGTGTTGAACGGGTTATTGTTGGTGAAGGTGTTCGACCAGGCGTTGCCGCCGCTCTCGCCGAGCGTGCCGGTGCCGCCGCGGACGATGTTGTTGTTGGTGGCGCTGCCGGTGTTGGGGCCGCCGAAATAGAGCGTGTCGCCGGCGTTGCAGCTCGATCCGGCATTCGCCGACATGTGAATCTGGGTCGCGCTGTCGATCGAGGTGATGTGGTGGCTGTTGATCGAGCCGATGCACGAGGGCGCGGTGTTGTCGGTCACCCCCATGCCGACCTGAAGCCCGGCCGTCGACAGGATACCGGCGACGACGTTCGAGCCGTTCGCCGGGGTCGCGGTCAGGATGTGCGGATAGCTGTAGTCGCCCGAGGAGATCTGAAAGCCGCCGTCCTGGGCGTCGACGATCGTGTTGTTGGTGACCTTGAGGGCGGTCGCATCGTGCCAGCTCTCGATCCCGACCCCGGAGGTGCCCCAGACGATGTTGTCGTAGGCCTGGTCCTGCGGCGCTTGCAGATAGATGCCGTGGATCAGCGATTGGGCGGCGCCCTTGGGACCGCAATGATAGACGAGGTTACCGTAGACCGTGGTCTGCGACCCCCCGTAGAAGGCCTGGTCGGCGATGCACGAGCCGCCGTTCGAGCCGTTGTTCGAACCCGGCGGGTAGGCGAGATCGTGGACCTTCATGTTGCGGATCACGTCGCCGACCCCGGCGGTCTGGATGCCGGTGAACCAGCGCGTCCCGATGCCGGGATAGGTGCCGTCGATCTCGAAGCCGTCGAAGATGGTGTAGGCGCCGGCGCCGCCGTAGCGGAAGTTCCCGGCCGCCCCCGCCGAGTTCTGAAACGCCGAGTTGTTCAGCGTGACGTGGGTCTGGTCGATCACCTGGATCTGCCACATCCCGTTTGCCGCGGTGTTGGTGGCGACGCCGGTGATCCAGATGTATTGATTGTTGAAAAGCGTGATCGCTGGCGTCGAGGCCAGGGTCACCTCGATGCAGGGGGTGCCGCCGGGGCAGTCGCCGCCGGTGCTGTCAGAGGAGATCGCGCTGATCGAAACCGTCGCGGCCCCGCTATTAGCCCCGGTGTTGATCGCATAGTTGTTGCTTTCGTTGGCGGTCGGCTTGACCAGGCACGACCACCTGACGTCGCAGAGATAGGTGATCGGGCTCGCCGCGGTGCCGTTCTTCAAGAGGTCGCCAAGCGAGCCGAGATAGTTGCCCGGCGCTACATGCACGGTCGAGCCGGCGCCGAATCCGGCGACCGCTGCGGCGTCGGCATGACCGATGGTCAGGAACGGTGACGCCTGGGTCCCGGCATTCGAGTCGCTGCCGGTGGCCGCGACCCAGAAATCGGCGGCGGCGCGCGCCGGTGCGGCGAGCGCCAATAGCGCGGCGATGAAGGCTGCGAGGCGGATCACGGCACCGAGCTCTCGGCGCTGGAGCTTCCGGCCAGGAAGACCGCGGTCGAGCCGGCTGCCAACATGACCGGCGCGTTGGCGGCGAGCCCGTCGATCGCGACCCCGGAGGCCGGGTAGATCGCGAGCTGGTTGGCGCCCTGGTTGACGACGGCATAGCGCTGCCCGGCGACCGGCGCCGGCAATTCGACCCCGGTCCCGGCCGCGGCCGGCGTGACTAGGGTGACGAGCGTGGTCAGCACCGTCGCCGTGCCCTGGCTCGATCCGGCCGCGGCGACCGTCGCCACCGCCGGCACCGCCGAGACGATCAAGTCGCCGAGCTTTGCCGGGTTGATGCAGCCGGCGCCGAGGCCCTGCGCCGAGCAGCTCGTGCCGAGTTCGGTCTGAAGCGCGCCTTGGGTCTTAACCGTCTGCGCCGCCGCCGGCGCCGCGGCGAAGAGGATCAAGGCGAGAGCCAGGAGCCGCAGCATGGGTCAATCCCAATAGGCGACGACGTTCGTTACCGTCGTTCCGCTGGCCCACACCTTCTGGGCGCGGATCGGCCACATGCCCGACGGCAGGATGATGCCGGGGACGACCTGGCCGCCGACCGTCGTGATCTGCAGGGTCTGAGCGCCATTGTTGACAAAGGAGAGCCACGTCGATCCGCCCGGCAGCGATGTCGAGTCCGATGGCGTCACCGGGGCGGCATTGGTCAGAGCCAAATCGTATCCTCCAATCAGAAAGAGAAAGGCCGGCTGCAACCCGAAATCAGCATTGAAATCGGCCGAGAAGTCGGGTGCTGCGGGCATCGCTCGGCCGTTCAGCTTTGCACCGGCAGGTCGGCACTCAGGGTCAAGGTGCGGCCGTCGCTCGTGACGACGGCCGCGGTGAGTTCGTAGAAGGCACCGGCGGCACCAGCGCCGAAGCCGCCGACGAGCGCCGCCGAGTAGGCGCCGCGCGCGACCGCCCAGCCTTGCGGCGGCGATGCAATGCCCGGCCAGCCCGGCGCCTCGGCCGGGTCGTAGACGCCGATCGCGCCCGCGGCCGTGGCCGGCGTCAGGATGTGCGTCTGTGGCTGCGGGTCGGCGACGGTCTGCAACGGCCGCAGAGCACAGCTCCAGCTCGTCGACACGATCGCCGCGGCCCCGACGGCGGCGGTGAAGTCGAAGGCGAACCAGTCATTGGCGCCGGGGGCGAGCGGCCCGAAGGCGCGGGCCCGGCCGCCGAGGCTGTCGCTCGCCGCCCGCAGCCGGTCTTTCGCCACATAGACGAGCGGCGGCGGGGTCGTCATCAGCGCCTCGATCTGCACATAGGTGTTCGACACCGGGTCGGCGGTCACGAACCGGCCGAGTGCCGTCGCGATCGCCGTAGCGGCGGCAAGGCGAGCCGCGATCTCGACGATCACCTGCGGGTCGGCGCGGTAGAGTGCCGTCCATTCGAGTGGCGAGAACCCGTTGGCGGTGATCGCTGGCGACGGGATGACGCTCAGCCACTCGAGTGGCGCCCCGTCGCGCGCCGCCGCGATGAGCGCCTCGACCAGCGCCCGACCGGCGCGCAGCCGGGTCGTTCCAGCGGCTTCGGCCGGTGCCGCGGGATCGATCCGGACGATGCCGGCGACGTCGACCGGCGCCCCGGCATCTCGGGCCGCCACCAGCAGGATCTCAACCGCGGCACCATCGACGCGCGCCGAGATGAGCGCCTCGACCGGCGGCGTCCAATCGCCGCGCGCGCCGGCCGCGGCCTCGGCCGGTGCTGCGAGGTCGCCGCGCCAGAGTGCCGGATTCTCGGCCGCAACCGGCGGGTCGGCCTGTCGGATCGCGAGCGTTTCGGCCGCTGCGGCCGCGTTGGCGCGGAACAGCGCCGCGCTCTCGGCGCTAATGCCGCCGCTACGCCCCGCCAACAGCCACTCGACCGGGCTGAACGCGCCGGCGACGACGATGGGCTGGCTGGCTACCGCTTCCGCCGCCGCCACGGCGTCGCCGAACCGCAATAGCAGCCACGCGGCCGGTGCGGCCGCGTCGCGCGCCTGCGCCGCAAGCGCCTCGGCCGGCGGCGGCGCGTCGCTGATGATGCGGGCCGCAGCCTCGACCGCGGCCGGCGGATCGGCGCGCTGCGTCCGCTGGGCTTCGGCCGGCGGCGGTCGAGGC